CTCGATTGAGAAAAAGTACGTCCGCCTCGTTTTTGATCTTTTTCGATTCCGCAAGTGCATACTCGTTCAAGAACCTTTGCCCCAAAGCCGTATCAGCTAGTTGGACATTTGCCCAAACAGCCAAATTCAATCCACCGCCATTTGGCCGAGCTAACTTATAAAGTGCTTTAAAATCATCTGCAAATCGTTCCCATCTATTTCCGCTATTGCTTATATCATCGCCAGGTTTACCAGTATCAATCAACACTCTTTTGTATCCTCTATTTGCATAATGAGTGACGATCTTTTTCACATCATCCATTTTGTATTCGTTCATGAAAACAAAAGCGATTAGCTTCTCGTCGCCCTCTGTAATTTGTTCAAGCCACTGGATTGCTCGCTCAAACTTCTCTCTTTCTTCTTCCGTAAAATTACCCTCATTCAAGCGTTGACGATTAATGAAGTCATTATTGCCAGCACTCATTGCATTAATGATTAGCATTTGAGTAAAGTCATCGATTGATTGTTCGTTAGCAATTACCAACAATTTTTCCTTATGTTCAATGCAGGACATAATGATTTTGTTGAATGTCTCAGAAGTCTTTCCTGATCCCCCAAAGCCACCATTGATGTACAAGCATCCATAAGCCCACCCATTGCAGATATTGGTCATTTGCTTTGACTTAAAGAAGGGCAATCCTGTATTAGGCTCTTCATCCATTTTTCTTAATCGCTCCCGAATGCCCGACAACAAGAAATGCTCCTCGTATGTATTCCCGCTTTGATCCAACCCGAGTTGGTTCACTTTGTCCGTCCAATAAGTAATTACTTGTTCTCTTGTCATCAATTTATAATTATACTTTTCATTTGTTGGATCGTTTATTACTTTTTCACCAAAAAGATAATACAGCTTCTTAAGGGAGGCGTGCTTCTTAACTTCATCAAAATAACTGCTGTAATTATCCTTCTGGTTATCGCACTCCTCCATTAATACCTCCATCGTGCGATACCCATTAAAATCGTCATAAAGCTTCTTAACTCCTCCGCCCAGTTCACGAACATATTGTTCAACTGCAACATCAGTGAACTCAGTATATCCTTTCTTGTGCAACTGCTGTCCCAGCGCGAAGAAAAACTTCCAGACATCATTCAGGAAATCATCACTGCTAATTTTTTCTTTCTCCACTTCATAAAGAAAAGGATCGCACCAGAAAAAGCCCACAAGCATTGACTCATACTGATAACTGTCTTTTTTCAACTGATCTATCGCATTCTCTGCCACACATAGCCCTCCTTATAGGAAATTCGAAATGTCTTTCCCACTTTCTCGTTTGTGGTACTGGTACTCCCGCTCATGATATAATGTTGTAGTATCGCGCATTTCCTGTTGGGCCTTTTCTAATACCTTCTGTCGTTGCCATTTCTCTTTCATGCGTTTTACGTGGTGTATTTTATCCTGTACAATCGCCAAACAATATTTGAGTTCATTAAGTGTGGACTCAAATTGAATTCGTCTCTTGGCATCATCGATTTGTTTCTGAACATATATGTACGTCTGAGATATTAGCTTATAATCAAATCCTTCTTTATATTTTCTTTCTGTGTTCCTGATATGCACCGTTCCATTACGCAATCTCTGAAGGTATGGGAAAAACTGCTGTGGTACAATTTCAATTCCATGGATCTTTTTAATAACCGAAATTAGTTCACCAAACTCCTTCTTTTCTTTATTAAGAAATTCTTGTTTGGCCCTATATGCAGCTTCGCACCTTTTGTGGCAATACTTCCGCCTAACACCACGAGACGTTTCTCTTACTTCAACAACAATCATTGTGTTTTTGTCACTTCGTTCGCTACAGTGCTGGCACTTAACTTTCACATTCAACCCTCCTTTCAGTTTTATTATACCACAAAGGGGATTGTTAGTCAATCCCCTTTATTATTTATTACTCTTATATGATCCTGCATTTTACTTGATCTCTTTCAAAACACGTTCAAGCACTTTCCGGCGATATTGGCAATTAAGTGCCGCTCTTTTGTTATCTTTTTTAAGAAAATCTGCTTCCGCTTCTTGTAGTCGTTTAATCCGAATTTCTACATCCTCAACAACAGTCTCTAGATCCATAAATTCTACATCAATTCCCCTGATAAGTCTCTGCAACTCATCGATTTCTTCTCGTTTAAATTCTTTATCCACAACAGCCTCAAGAGCATAAAGATGGTTATACACCTTATCAACAAATTTCTTAACGTCGTTCATATATATCTCTCCTTTCGTTATCATTATACCGCAAAAGAAGACTGTTTGTAAACTAATTAGTGTTTATGTTTTTCGTTCATAATGATACTTCAAAAGCCTTTGTGCTTTAGCAACGATATGAGGAAGGTGAATAGGAAGCCGAAAACCTGAAGTAGTTTCATCAAAATCCTTAAACGCCTCTGCGTAGACGCACTCCTTAGCTATATCAGGATATTGCTTTTGTAGCTTCTGTAACTCTCGTGATTTTTTGTCATATAATTCATCTGTCCAGATTGAATCGTTTAACCTATAATAAATACAAGAATGTAGAAGAACCTGCCGTCTCCTACGATTGATCAATTCTTTTATTTGATCGCGAGCCACATCATTAACCTCCCTTTTTACTTATAATAAAGCACAGAGTGATGGTTTGTTAAGAACCGAATTTATTATTATTTATATTTCTCCATCCAATTTTAGACACCAGCGCATTATGTAACAGATAATCGAAATCAAATCGTTTATATGCCTCAGCCATTCGAACACCTGGCCTTTTCACTTTTGGTGTCTTGGTCTTTAATGTAACAGACAAGCTATTCTCCACATCAGAAGTTGGAAGGAAATAAAGATTATTATTAGTTCTATCCATAACAATAACCAGATCAAAATCAAAACAATTGTACCCTCTGTCATCTCGATATCCTCTAAGATCAACCTTCAAATCCCCTGATTCGTTCTTAGCAACAGACTTTACTTGAGCAAACAACTTTCCCTGCTTACCTTCAATAATCAAATCCCATTTAGGATTCCCGTTAGGTATAGTAACCTCATATCCCAACATAGTCAGATAATAGGCAGCGTAATATTCCGCTGCCTTACCATACTTGTGCTTTTCGTACATGGCACCACCTCCTTATCCGCCCAATCCAGTGCCATTAACCGAAAGTTTATCAGCGTATTTGATGACATCTTCAAGCAAAATGGGTGTGTAATTGATTACTTCAACAGACACACAGATATGATAGTCTTTCAATATGTGTAACCAATCATGGACATGACCACAAATATTTTTTATTATTCCTTCCTTTTTTTGTCTTTGTCTCATAATTTCTTCCTCGACAGGATGATGTGTCAAAAGATACTTGTTTAACACATACTCTTTATGTACCTCTTGAAAACCTGCTCTAAGATATTTACCGTCAGATTCCCTGTCGTGATTTCCTTTGATCAAGATTTTATAACCATTTAACCTGCTCAAGATGGGCTTCATTTTCACTTGTGATGGATAGAAAAATACATCGCCCAGGTGAAACACCTTGTCATTATCGCCAACTACGCTGTTCCAGTTGGCTATCAGCTTCTCATTCATTTCCTCTACATTTCGAAAAGGACGATTTGTTTTCAGGATCGCCCTTTCATGATAAAAATGGGTATCAGAAATGAGAAATACCTTCATTTTTGTTCATCCTTGTTTATGAGGTCATTAAAAGCACGCCAATACCGATCTTTTTCCTTTCTCACTTCTTCTTCCCAAGTCTTACGATCTTTTAGATACTGCTTGAAGTCTTTTCGATTCCTCAAATAACTAGCAAAAATCCTCTGGTCGTTAAAGTGCTCTAAGATATGTATAATCAGCTTACTATTCAGCCAAAGTAATCCACTAATAGCCAGAAGAAAGGCCAAAATCACAACGAGCAAAGCAATAGGGGTAGAAGCATAAGCAATAAACCACATTAACCAATCCATTTTTCGACCCCCTTTTTATCAATAAAAGTCCTCTTTTATTGAATTAATCATCTTTAGCACCAGCATACATAGCAATAGCAAGCGATATTATAGCACCAAAAATAATTATTATTTTTAGCATTGTTAGACACCCCTTTTTTCTTCCTTGACAAACTGAGGCCAAACAACTATTAATGGTTTATTGGTTTCCTTATGAAACAAACGATAAGCGTGCTTAGGCATTTCCAAGGGATACTTGCAATATTGATCCTTTTTGCTGAGCTTAATTTTTTCTGCTTCAACAATCTCGCCTTTCTTAAAATAATTAACTAAATCTTCCTTTAGTTTGACTGCGACTCTATTAATAACCTTCATTTTTTTACTCCTTATAATGATGATAATGATGATCACTACCTAAAACAACTGATGCGTACAAGCAAACAATACCAAAGAAAATATCAGCCAAAGGGGTAAGAAGTGTTGCCCAGTTAAAAGTTGCATCTGTTCCCCACATCCCAATCAGAGAGATTCCAGGGATCGCAAAATGAAAAATTCCCTCGAAAGCCAATAACCAAGACAAAATCAATCGTTGATATTTCTTAATCTTTTCCATCAATAATTATTACCTCCTTAAATAGAGGGGGCAATCCCCCTATTTATTCGTCGTCCTCTTGATCCACCCATTCATACAATTCCATTAGTTTAGCCTTCTTTGCTTTTTTCTTGTACAATTTATTTACTTCATGAACAGTAGGAAGAATGCCCGTTTTCTTATCAACGAAACCATATTCCTTAGCCTCTTCGACATCAAACCAATAATCAATTTTCTCTTTCAGGATCGATTCCCACTTGTCCTTTGGAAACTTGGTTTTACTAAAAAGAATATTTTCATATTGTTTCATTAATTTATCTATATGTTCCGCTGTTAATTTTAAGTCTTGGGAACTTCCCCAAAGCCCACTGGACATATTATGTAACATAAACCATGCATGTCGAGTGGCATATCGTTCATGACCAGCAAGGAAAATAGGCACTCCCATAGATGCCACCTGTCCTGTGGCAATTGTGATAACAGGAGTTAACGATGATTCGATTGCATCAACAATCGAAAACCCTTGCAATACCTCTCCCCCAGGAGTGTTAATGATCAATTTTATAGAAAGGGGCTGGTATTTGTTTGGATTCAACTCCTCAAATGCACTGTTATCAATTTCATTTATCTTAGTAATCACCCACACAACCTGTTTAGCTATTTCTTCATCAATGCACCCACTAATCACATATGTACGATTCACCTTATCATATTCGATCATGTGCACTCTCCTTTCAATGTACACTCCTGCGTATAATAGGTTTCCTCTCTCCCTTGTCTCTGTGCTTTTCAGTCAACCCAAACACCTCGAATAACTCTTTGTGTTCAGGGCTGCCTTCATCTACTATGTATTGCACTGCATCCCTTCCAAAATAGATGGCAAATGGTTTAATCTTTGTCTTAAAGTCAGATTTTCTTCCACCTTCTATGTAAATAATAATCTGGACTTTGTTTTCTCCTTCTATGTACCACCATTCCTTTTTCATTGTAATCCTCCTAGAATTTATTTATATATCCTTCAATAAACTTGAGGTATTCTTTGATTTCCTTGATCCCCCAATCCATATCACGCGTTGCTTCCATGACTCTTAAAGTGGTATAAATCTCTTTAATGGCAATACTTACATTGTGTTTTGTCGCATTGCGAAAAGTTAAGATATGTTCGATATACTGCAAGCCATCTACCAATTCTTCAGCCAAATAATTAAGACGTTCCTCCAACTTCAAATCATTTTCTTCCAAGGTAGTATTATATTTCTTCAGTCCTTTTTCTCGCTGCCTCTTCAATCTTTCAACGATTCGCTTATCATATGCACCAGGATATTCTATAGTCAACCAGTTCGACCTCCTTTACTCATAATGATAAGTGGTTGGGGGCAATAGCCCCTAACCACTGTCATATACTGCTTATTGGGCCGTTTCATTTGCCTTCACAACGCTTTTTGCCATTGCCAACGTTTGACGCAAGAGTTCAATATCTTCATCTGTAAGGGTTTTGTACTTCGCTGTACCAATTTCGTTCTGAAGCGTCTTGGCAAATTGAACTTGTTGTTGTTGATTCATCTTGGCAACATGGGCATCGATTTCAGCAATCAATTCCTCAGCCGTTTTGGTTGCCTCTTGAGCGTACTTCACAGCTTTTTCTTCTCGTTCTTTAGCTTGCTGCTCGCGAAGCTGCTGGAGGCTTTGCCCATTCTTCAAAGATTTCTTGATACCCTCTTCAACAGATTTGACAAAGAGATCCACATCATAAGGAATTTTCTCAGGAATCTCAGGATAACGAGATCCGCCTTCGTAGAAACCATCATTACGCATAATCATATAACGCTGAGCAACAACCTCTCCATTTTCATTCACCTCGCGCTGCACGTCGATAAACACAACCAGATCAGCAGCGTCGATAAAGACTTCTTTGGTTTTACCAGGCACAGACAGTTGAATCATATCAAACTTCTGACCATCTTTTTCAATAGAGGTCTGCTTAGAGTGAGTAATAGCAACAATACCAAACCCTGCTTTACGCAGCTTATCAATTGCTTCATCCAAACGCCGTTTAGCACGATTAGAGCCTTGCCCATAAGGAATTTGATTAAGAGTCTTGACACGCTTCTGAGGATTTTCAACGTTGTACTCACGAATCACTTGGGCCTCGACTTGATCCCAAAGCTTGTCAATGGTGTCAAGGCAAAGGTATTCATAAGGGCATTCTCCATTAGCTTTTACTTTAATCAATTCTTCAACCAACTTTTCAAAGTCACGATAATTATCAATATCAATTACGTTAATATCGAGAGCCACATAGCCAGGTTCAGTAGCAACAATGAGTGCCTTTTCAAGGCCAACAGTTCGTTCAGCAATCTCAGCAAAAAGAGTCGTTTTCCCAACTTTAGGTTTACCCGACACAACTAGAAACAGGTCTTGAATCTGCACTTTGGGGACGTTACGACGAACTTTGTTCAAAATACTCATATGTATCATCCTCCTATTTAAATTATCTATGTAATCCGCCAGCCCCAGTTAGAGACTGGCGGCTGTTATGGCTATTAATCACCAAACAAGCTGTTGATATCGATACCCTCATTATCTTCACCACTACCGCTATCTTCCTTAATTCCTCCGCTAAACAAGCTTTTCTCTTCTTTCTTTTCTTCTTTCACGACCTGGGCAGCCGCGAAATCTTCCTCCGTATACTTCTCCTTAACATAAGACTCATCAACCAAATCAAGAATCTGAAGTTCATTAATATATTCTGTCGTCACTCGTGGAGCAAAAACTCCTTCATCGATCCCTCCAGCAAAAATCGACTCTATATTTACTTCTTCTTCAGCAGCCTCTTTTTCAATTACCTTATTAACAATCCGTCCCCGAGCAATTACGTGATCTCCGAATCCAAGAACGTTCCGAGCACTATCAGCCAACTTCTTAAGCCGAGGATCTGCTTCTTGGCGAATCACATAGGGGGCGTCGATGAATTTATCTCCATAATAAATGGTGCGACCAATGATCCTCGTCACTGTCTCTTCATCTTCTCCTTCGCCAACTTGATCCTCGAAGCAATCGACTACAATCATACCCATCTCAAAGTGAGAAATCTCCTTAAAGTCTTCCGCTTCAAAATCAACCTTTTTGTCGTCACTGTTTTTGGATATGTAATTAACCTTAAACCGAGTTTGAAGACGCTCATTATATGTACTGTACTCAATTTCCCCACTGACATACACACTGTCTCCGTCCTTAAAAGACTTACGAATCAAATCAATCGCATCATAGCTCGTAAAACTCTTTGGACGATCCGCGCTGGGATCTGCTTTTACACGAACAGCATTAAACCCAGAAATAAATTCTCCTTCGCCCAAATTGGTCCGTTGATTCCAAGGAACTCGACGAAACTCAAACTTACCATCCTTCATCCGAGAAACTCCAACTTCATTAGTCACTGATCCAAAGATTTCAACGAAGACAGTGTTGTCAGGGCTAGTTTGAATACCGAACCGCAAAGAACGATACTTCTGCCCGTTTTTAGTGACTCCTTCCCGATAAGCTTTGTTGTTATTGGTAAGCCGAGTAATCAAGCCAGCAACTTTAAAGTGGTTTTTTGTGACTTCCAATTTGAAATTGTTCTCACCCATTACGTATAACCCCCCTAATTTTTTTATTTTTTATTCTTGTACCGAGCAACAATAAACATTATGTATAGTTGTTCCCCCAGAGCATCACCTCCTGTATAATATATTATAATACAATCCCTATTTTTTATCAAGTGTGTTTTTTATTTTTTGCTTTAGTTTTTCCTCGCTAAATGGATGAACCACAAAATCAGATGCACCACACAATACTGCTTGTTTACTCAAACGAAAATCAGCAAGTGGAATAATTGCAATCACTTTTCCCTTAGACGCCATATCCCTAATAGCCATCTGATCTTCGTAATTAGTAACTGAATGCATGGTATATAAATAAATATCATATCTGTCTTTAGCAAAGAGCTCCATAAAACTCGAATAACTGAAAGAATAAGTTACTTCAATATCATCAAATGAATTAACAATGTAGTCAATTATTTTCTCGTTTTGAGTTCTGTCGCAGATATGTATCTTCACTTTCCCTTTCCTCCCTATATGTAATCGTGATGTAACCATCATCGCAATCACACATTTCATATGAATTGTTAACCATATAGTACATATCTCCCTTGCATTTTGGGCAAAGCTTTTGCTTAACCACCGTTATATCTCCCCCTTTTATTTTATTTATCTTGATATTTGGGTTGAGCCTTACATTTTGGCTCCCTCCCTTCGTTAAACTAATACAATTATACCATAACAACTTTATTATGTCAATTGTTTTATTATTTTTTTCTTTTGTTGAGATTCCCATAAGGGAATCTTAGATAGATTGAATTGCCACCAGCAGCAAAGAAGAAGGATATTGTTTATGATACCAGTACAACTCAGCGAGTTTCTCTTTATTGTTTTCAATCTTTTCTTCAAGTAAAGCGACATCATAATCCAATACAGGATGTTGGAACAATTCCTCCAGAGCCTTCTTTTTGTCTTGGTTAAAAAGGTTCTCAAAGTCACTATAAGATAGATTTTTCATTTGGATCTTATGCAAACGATAACCATTCACCGAAAAGAACTTCTTATTTTCATCCCAAAAGGTATTTATGAATTCAGCAAAGTCATTCTCATCTCTAATGAGGAACTGTAGCAACTTTTTATTGAATCCCCTTAATTGGAGATTGTCAATCATCTTCTTCGACTGACCAATGATGTCCATCATCGAGTTTTTCATTATTAGCATCTCTCCTTTTATGTAATTGTGATATCTACACTAGAATCGAACAGATGTTCTTATTTCTACGATACCATAATTCCCCCTTCGGAAAAAGAGGCGAGAAAATATTCATATGATATATTACGTATTGCCTATTCACCTATAGATACGTATGTAAAACAAAAGAGGGTCACTTCTGTAAAAAAAATATTTTAGTTAATTACAAAGACAAGGAAAATAATGGGTTAGACTGTTGATTAATAATTATATTTATAGATAATTGCGCGGTCAAATTGACCGCAATTATTTACAACATCACTATTCTCCATATACACGATTGATGTTTTCTATCGTTATATACTTCTTAAGGCTGTACCAATTATTCACCTTAAACCTCTCAGCAATAGCAATATAGTGATGTCTTTTTAGTTCCCCTTCTGACTCAACAAAATCCTTAGCCATTTTGAGCATTCCTGATTTAGCAACATTCTTGGGAGTTAGATATGGAATATCGAAAAAATCTTTGATCAGGGAAACACGACGATAAATTACTGACCCCTCTATGGGCATATTAGCACTGTTGACTTTCGTAATGCTGGGTCTAAATACATAATCATTCTTCACTAAATCTGTATATTGCCTGATTCGTCCTGATTCATCTTCAACTTCGCCGTTTTTCTTGTAATAAATTTCTTCTTTCGCTGCTTTCAATACCAAATCAATCGTTCGTTGTTCTACCTGAAGTTCTCTGGTTTTCCCATCTTCATCAACCAATTTCAAAATACGATTATCTTCATCTATATCCTCTCGTTTGAGATTCCGAATTTCGCTGTAAGTTGTTCCCCCAACTCCTTCAAACAAGAGACGAAAAATAGCCGCATCTTGAGCGTTGACACAACCCTCTTCAATTTGAATCAATTCCTTCTCAGACAGAAATGTTACGATACTTGGGTCAACAAATTTCTTGAAATAATCAGATGACACAAGCTTAAGTGGATTGATGTTGTTAGACCTTAATCCTTGCTCAATTGCCCACGTGATATACGACGTAATAATACGACCACTAACTTCGCTTGATGTGACAGTTGTTGGTGCCAGATCGTAAAGCACATACTCAATTTCATTCAAGTTGAAATCATAAAGATCTTTCCCAAGTTGTTCCTCCGTGCGTTTAGCCGCTAACAGAACTCGAATATACGACATCTGTGTATTTGGATGAAGAGTTTTTAGAAATCGTTGTTTTGTTTCTTCGTTGTAAAGACCATCATATACTTTGTTCATGTTACTCCCTCCAAGTCCAGATCTTCAAAGAATTTGATCATGCTGTTTCTCGATCTCCTGGAAAGACGCCCTTTTTCCAAGACTCCAATTTCTTCCCACATGGGATTATCTCTTGAGAAGTCAATACTATCTATGATGTTTTTGAGCTTGGACAAGGAAATGTTCTCTTCTTTCATTCTTTTCGCCAAAACGATGTATCCGGCAAATGTGTTATTGTTGTTGATCAAGCTCTTTTCTCTTATTTCTTCGATATTCTCCATAAACGCATCGGGATACGATCCAATTAGCATATCGAAGAAACGGGTGAGATATTCAGCCAACTCAAGGGCTTCTTTTTTACTGTTAAGGGTAAATTGTTGATCAATGGTGTCCGCAAGCATAGAGTACGACACTAAATGGTTTTGCAGTTTAGACGGTCTGCTTGTTTGAGACACTTTTCCTCGAAGATCCGATTCGCGTTGAAGTTCTTTGACAACTGTGTCGCTGTACCTGTCTGCTTTCAATGCTTTCAAATGCGAGGGGTCCATTTTATTAATTGTATTGATTTGACCCACATAGGTTTGAGCTTTACGTGTCGAATAGTTTTTAATCGCAACTTGGATGTTAAGATCAACGTTATCCTCTTCGAGCGCAGCAACAAAACCATTGATTCGATGGAATCCATCAAGAATATCGATTTCTCCTGATTTGATTGTTAGTTGTTTTTTAGCTGCATCATACACAATTTCTTCTCCGTCTTCCGCACTACCAGCCAATACATTTAACGTAATCGTGTCCGGGAGATAGGCATTATTTTTGACTAATTCTTTGATCTCCCTAACAGATCGTTTATTAATGTTTGGCTCCAAAACAATTTTATCTTTTCTACGAACAACTTTTGCATTTCGTTGCGTTTCAAAGTTATA